GGTAGTGGTGCCCTTTATGTTGGTGGCGTGAACTCTGTGTTAACAAAATACGTATTTCCCGGTAACATCTACACAGCGTCATTCTGGCGCGGTGTAAAAACCCCGGCAGAGTTTGCGGCGCTGTTTGAAAACCCGTGGCAGATATTCGCCCCGCAGCCGATCCCATTTGTTATAGAATCGGGTGGAAATATCCATACGATAACACCAGCAGGGGCATTATCACTAGTGGGATCAGTAACACAGTTACATGAAAAGTCCCTAACAACTACTGGATCAGTTGCTCTTACTGGCACTGCCCTACTTACCTTTACAAATGGTGCTACCACATACACTATTATTCCTAGTGGATCAATTACATTATCGGGTACCAATGAAACTAATAGATATCATTTACTAGTTCCACAAGGTAATGTTTCTTTATCAGGTAGTGCTGTAGAACGTAGAATTCGTAGTGTATTACCTACTGGTAGTATTGATTTTGCTGGTGAAGCTAACGTAGCTGAAGTAAAGGTATTTGCTCCTAATGGTACTGTTACTTTCAATGGTACTGCTCAACTATATATGCCGGGAATGAAGATAGAAACCACTAGTATCTTACTCACGGGCACAGGTGTGTAATTAAAAGATAAGAAGGAAGACATAAAATGAGTGAAAATTATTACACATCAGGTGAGTGGAATTTAATATGTGATGTGTGTGGTAAGAAGATAAAGTCAGGTAGGAGTAGGCATAGATGGGATGGGTTTGTTGTCTGTGAAGATGACTATGAAACAAGGCATCCACAAGATTTTGTGCGTGCAAGACAAGATAAAATCTCAGTGCCCTTCACCAGACCAAGACCACCGGATGTATTCACCGTTGTTTTATATGATTTATATGTACAAGATGGTTATTATATAAATCCACCCGGACAACAATACATACAGGAAAATATATAAATGAGTACAATTGTAACGAGAGCAGGCAAGGGTTCTGCTCTTACATATGCTGAGATGGATGCTAACTTTAACAATCTAAATAATGATAAGTTAGAAACTAATCCACCAGCTAGCTCGATTGTTAATACACCAGCAGGTACTATTAGTGCTACAAATGTTCAAGCAGCAATTAATGAATTAGACACTGAGAAATTACCTGCAAATGCTACAGCTTTGAATGGTACTACTATTCCAGCAAGTAAGACGTTAGTAGTAACTACAGATATAAGTTCTACTGTTATGCCTTGGGTAGTTCCGGGTACTAGTGGAAATCTATTAACATCTAATGGTACAATCTGGACAAGTACTGCCGCACCATCCACAACATTACCAACACAAACTGGATATGCTGGCGCAGCCCTATTTACAAATGGAACAGTAGCCTCTTGGGGTAGTTCTATAGTAGCGGCATCTGTTATTGCATCTACATCCGGAACAAATATTGATTATACTTCTATCCCATCTTGGGTTAAAAGAATAACTATTAGTTTAAATGGAGTTAGTGGTGCAACATCTAATTGGTTACTTGGATGTGTGCTTGGAACATCTGGTGGATTTGATGCTACAGGTTATGTGGGGACTGTAGGTAGAGGTGTTTCGTCTTCTTGGGCTGAATCTGATAGTAATACAGCTTATTTTTCCCTTATGCAAACTGCTGTAATAGTCACAGATACAGTACGTGGAATAATTACACTAACGTTACATGATGTAGCAACAGATAAATTTATATTTAGTGCCTCTCCTTCAGCAGTCTGACACCACCCATGATCGTTGTATGGAAGGACAATACCACCGTTGGCACCTAAAGGCCATAAAGCGGATATATCAGTAGAGGCAGATTGAAACTTAACACTATTAGCTAATGTAGATACAATAGCAGCAGACACCACTCGAATACTTCTACCAGTTACGGCTGTAACAACTGCGGTTGCTCCAAGAGAACTGGCATTTATAAATGTAGAGACAACTGTCCGATTCTTCGGAGGTGTGCTCGTCACATTATGCATAAAAATCCTTATAAAAAAATAGGGGGAGCATCCAGCGATTAAGCCATCGTCTCCCCCTATGGGTTGTCGCAACCGAGGCTGCTCCTTACAGGGTTAGTCCCTGTGGCGGAATATAATATTCTACCTTAACAATCACTGGTGTGGTTAGTGCTGCACTTGCCTTTAGATAAACGGGTGTATCTGCCGTAATCTGAACACCAACACCTGTCCCTGTTGCCGTACCTGAAGTAGCATAACCAGTGGAATTAGGAGAGAATGCAGTAAGCAAGTTATCTCCACCATCTGTATATCCTGCCTTAATAGTCTGTGTAGTGTTTGCACCAGTACAGATTGTATAGACACCAATAGGAACAGCATACTTGGGTAGTTTAAATGCTAGGACACCTGTGGTGCCATCAGCAACTTCCAAGATACCAATCTTTGTATAACTATGACGTGGCACAGGAGTAATCGTAGATACTCCTCCCGGCCCTACACCATAAACTGCCATATGTTTCTCCTTTAGAGAACTACCCCGTACCTAATGGCAGAGGGGGCAGCCGTATTAATTAAGCCCCGGAACTACCGTAAATAGCCCGTGGGTCAGACCAACCAAAGGAGTAACGCGCCGTAGCCTTGAACTTAGCATTTTCGGTATCGAAGTCGTTGTCCATCTCGAAAGCATCTCCGCGACGTTCAAAGTACTTCAGACCATCCTTAACATTAGTTAGGATGAACCATGCATCTGGATCGGTTAGATAGTGATTGACCACTACGTTACTGAAGATGCCCATATCCTTGAGGACATTAGGATCATTTAGATCAGTACCAACACGACCATCAGCACCTAGGATGCGTTTTGCCTCGAACTGGAGTTGATATGGAATAACCAGCTTCTCAGGACGAGCCGCAATCAGAAGACCACGATCATCACGGAAACCAGCAATATCAATAACAGCTTGCTCTAGTGCAGCCTCAGAGAGGTCAGCATCAACAGCAATCTTGTTAGAGAAAGTACCACCAGCAACGTTCGGGTGGGATGCACTTAACAGTACAACACCATCGCCACCAGTATAACCGGCTGTAGTAGCACGATTATAGATGTTAGCACCGATAATTTCCTTAGTTTGACGCATTGACCGGGCAAGAGCCTTAGCCTTCTGCGCACCTACCTTACCATACTGGTCATCCTCGTATATTTCACGAGTGATGATGAAGCCTAGTGCATACACAACATGGTTATACCGTGAAGTGAAGCCCTGACGCTCTGTATCGTAGGTAATTGGAGCACCCTCAGACTTAACAGAAGCCAAACCGAAGGAACTAAGTCCAAGGTCTTCTTCATAAGCACGGTCTGATGTGTTCTTTTCAAATAGTTTATCCCATTCTACCGGATAATCTGCATAGGACTTGCCATAAATAGCATTAAGTCCGGGCCAAAGTAGCTTGGCGAAGCTTGACGAAGTAATAACACCCATTATACTATCTCCTTAAACGCCGACAATGGCATTACCTTGAGCACTGGTAGTCAGTTGCACAAGAATCTTGTTGTACGCCGCAGGCGCTTCATTATCAGGCCGCTTAACATATCCAACAATGTGAATTGGACGGGTTGCGGACGCTGTTGGTGCAGTGGCATTCACATACATGGGGGAATTACCTGTAACAAGTGCCGTTGTATTTGCTAATACACCTACATCTCCATTCAAACCAATATCTGCTAGTGCAAAGGAGGCGGTTGATTCCACTTCATAGATGATATCAGGACTATCTGATACTAAGATGAATGACTTAGTGGAGGCAGGAGCATACTGTGGGGTATCAAGAGCAATACTACCAGCAGTCATCTTGCCATCTAGGGGGTCTAGCTTGGCATTAATAACACCAACAACAGCACCTAAAACAACACCAGCTGTCACATCATTAGCACTAGCAGAGGCTGATAGTGACTTAACAGTTACCAGACCTGAAGTAGAGGCATTAGTAGAGCGAACTACTAAGTCACCCACAAAGATCGGGATAGTCTCACTGACGGAGACTTCATAAATATTGGCTTGCCCATTATAGGGTGCGCCAGAAAAGTGCTTAACAGGCTTAAACCCATTAACACGACTTACATTTGCCATAAAGAATGTTTCCTTTTAATGTGGCTATTTGATTTTCAGACTCCCATAGTCTGCAATATCATTAGCCTCTTTTCTCATAGATTGTTCGAGTTCTAATAGCTTCTGTTCTTTATAGGCTTGATCTTCTTTGTAGAATTCTTCCTTAATTCGCATAAGGAATCCATCAACCCCATTACCCACAGCTACCTGAACTGGAGAGCCATCTTGCGATGCCCTTCCAACTCGACGATCACCAATAGTAATTGAACTGTCTGTGACAATTTCATAGCCCTGTTCTTGGAACGAGGCCACGCGATCACCAGTGTCATTTACAATTCTGTATACATATCCAGGCTCTTTGCCCTTAATGCCCAAGACGGAACGATTAGCTAGTGGTGTACGCTGTGTACGTTGTGCCTTTGTTGCCATTATTTAATTCCTCTCATTGATTTCACTTGTTCTAGATATTCTTCTTTAGTCATAACACCCTGACGGATGAATGTATTCATAACTTTTCTCTCATCTTCAGAGAGTTCAATAGAACTCTTCTTAGCTGGAGTACCCTGACCACCACTTTCAACTGCATTAGGCTTAGTTCGGTTGGGGTTTTGGAAGCTATCTTTGAATCTTACCTTCACTTCTTTAGTGACATACTTTAATACTTCCACAGGATCAATACCTTGATGGGCTTTAGCATAGCCTTGCCCAATAATATCAGCGTAATCCCGCATCTCGGTATTAGTTTCATACCACTTATTCTCACTCACCCATGAAGTAAAGCGTGTATCTACTGGAGGTGGTGTTGTTTCTTGTACTACTTGACGAGCCTTCTGCTCTGCTTTAAGATCAGTAAGAAGTTCTGTGGTTTCGATGTAGCCATCGGAATTGCCTTCTTCTAGATGCTTCTTCTGCAAAGCTTTCAACTCATCTACTGCTCGTTTAAACTCAGTTTCTTTGACCTTAGAGTGATGTTCTTGGAGCATCTTAAGAGCCTTTTTAGTCTCTTTGAGTTCTCGCCCCATCGTATCAATCTTGCCATAAAGTTCTCCACGTTCTACAAACTCCTTGGCATCACGCCATTTCTCTGGATCACCTTCCCACTCATCTTTAGGACGCCAGCCCATTTCCCTAGCGTCCTCTTCATAATGAGAGGTTGGTTGTGCATTAGTAGGTTCTGGAGTATCAACCACATCATCTACAACATCCTGCTCTACTGGAGCAACATCAACTAACTCGTCCATATTAGTCCTTTAAAATAACTAAAATATCCTCGTCATTACAGACAACATACTCTGTATCATCGAGGTCTTTAACTTCTTTTCCACTGTATTGAGCAATAATAACACGGTCGCCAACGGCAAGCGTACCAGCACCACCTCCATAGTCTTTAAAGGCTGTGTCACCAATGGCAACTACAACACCCTTTTCAACTGCCTTACGTTCTTTCTTAACTAAATCTTTTGAGATGATAATGCCACTTTCAGTGACTTCCTCTACATTATCTAGTTTAAGAAGAATGCGATGTAATACTGGTTTTAACATTATTGCTCCTCATCTGTCTGAAGTTGTACCTCTAGCATGTCACGCTGTCCTGCAATGAAACCCCTTAGATAGTTGTCGTAGTCTTTGTCTACTCCAGCACTATAAGAGAGGGTTTGTTTAGCATCCTCAATACGCTCTACAATAGAGGTGAAGAATGCTTCAGTTACCGGGTCTGTTTTCCAGTTATTAAAGTCTTTAATACTAATCATTTAGTTGGTTTTCCCTTCGGAAGTTGTTTACTTTGTTGCTGCTTCTGCTTGTGACTATCAGCCGCTAAAGCCATCTGAAGCTTGCTCTGTTGATCCTTATGCACCATATTCATGGTGTGATCTTGTTGCTGCTGTTGCATACGCATACCTGCCTCT